TTCATTGCTTTACCACCAAACGGTATCTCGATTACGTCATAGTCCAACTGCCTTAATCTGTCGATTACACCACTACCTGCACCTGCGTCACAAAAGACAGCATCAGGGTCATATTCCTCTATCAGGTTAGCCACTCTGGCTGCTAGTTCCATATTGTCTATACCTCGATATACAACTGGCTTGAATGCTTGCCTACCTTGACGCCGGAATACTACAGATCGGTCATCCCCGAATCTTGCAGGGTCGATTCCTAGCACTATTGGAGACAGTTTCACATGATCTTGTTGGTATGTCCTCTTTGCTGCATCTTCGGTATCTGCCAATGCGATTAACTGGTCATCACCCTGTGCAGAAAAATCACATAAATATTCTCTTGCAAATGATGTCTCACTCATGTCTCGTTTGAGACGAGTCACCTCATCAGGATGCAAGCTATCTGTGTCAAATACTGTGTACCTTGATGCTGTCCATCCGTCCTCGTCTATGGCCTTGTAGTACAACTCAGAGAACAAATTGATGCCACTAGGTGTACCAATAAAGATTGACCAACCAAGACGGTCAGAGAGAGCAGGTTGAACTATGTCTGTCCATAGCTCATTTTTCAACTGGGCTACCTCGTCCATGACTATGCCATCAAGTCGCAACCCTCGCATAGCATCAGGATTGTCTCCACCAAACAATCTGATGATCGCTCCGTTATGTTTGAACCTGACCGATAGCTCACCCTCGTTGATGTCTATTACTGACGTTCTGCGTAATGGTTCTATCTTCTGTTTTAGCCGTGCCCATGCAATCGCTTTAGCCTGTCTCAGGAACGGTGCAACGTACACAAACATAGCTAGTTCCTTGTCTGTCTTCATAGCCTTGTCAATTAGCTCCATTATTGCGAGCTCTGTCTTACCTGATCGCCTGTGTAATGCGTAGACGCTAAACCTTTGTTTCTTTAGATGGCATTCTCTCTGCCAAGTCCGAGGTGTGTAATCAAGCTTTATTAACGGTTGTTTCACGTTTGCGGAACGCCTGTTGAAATGTTCAGAGATATACTTCCACCTGCTTCAACTCCTACCTTCTCTCCATACTTCTTAGGATTCCATTTAGCTAACAACTTGAGCCTTGCTTCTACCCTGTTCTTCTGCATCTGAACTGCTGCCGGATCTAGCCTTGTATTGCCCTCAGAACCGCACAAAGGAGGAGGAGCATCTATTATCTCCAGACACTCTTCTGCAATAGCATCAGCACCCATATCTCGCGCGTGTGCGAAGCGTGCAATAAAGTCTCCAT